AAGACCAGCGATTACGCCATGTTGCAAGCTGCACGCCCGGCAACACAGTTGAATATTCCGGTCAAAAAAATGATTATCCCGATGAAACACGGCGGAATTTGCCGTGGTGGCGGTGCGGCCAGACGCGGCATGAAATTCGGCAGGAACGGCTAAATGGCAATTGAACGACAAGCAACCCCGTTTCTGCCCGATGTTGCCATGGGGCCAGTGAGCATTGAAATCGCTGACCCGGTATCGAACCAGACGTTGACCGAAGACGGTGGCATGATTTTCGATTTTGACCCCGCAAGAACAGAGATTACCGAGCTGACCCATGATGCCAACCTGGCGCAGTACATGGATGAAAGCGACCTGCAGGAGTTGGCGAGCGAACTGGTTTCAGCTTTTGAAGACGACCGTGCAAGCCGCTCAGATTGGGAGAAATCCTATATTCAGGGTCTGGATTTACTGGGATTGAAGTTTGAGGACCGCACCGAACCGTGGGATGGCGCCTGTGGTGTATTCCACCCGATGTTATCTGAGGCTGTGGTGCGTTTTCAGGCACAGACCATTCAGGAAATATTCCCGGCCAAGGGTCCGGCCAAGAGCAGCATTGCAGGCAATAAAACGCCTGAAAAGACCAAGCAGGCCCAGCGGGTTGAGGGCTACATTAATTATCTGGCCACCAAGAAAATGGTGGAATACCGTAACGAAACCGAACAATTGCTGTTTTCATTACCGATTGCAGGGTCCGCGTTCCGTAAAATGTACTTTGACCCGGCGCTGGGTCGCCCGTGTTCCATGTTTGTGCCGGCTGAGGATTTTGTAGTCAGTTACGGCACCTCGGATCTGTCCACTTGTGAGCGTGCGACACACATCATGAAGCGCACGGCGAATCAGATTCGCAAATCACAGGTAAACGGGTTTTATCTGGACATCGATTTACCCGCCCCGGAAGCGGATATGAGCGAGGTGCGCAAGAAATACGACGAAATGACCGGCAATTCCGAGAATTTCGACCTCGATCCACGCCATACCCTGCTGGAAATGCAGGTTGACCTTGATTTAATCGGTTTTGAGGACACCCGGGACGGTGAACAAACCGGCATTGCACTACCCTACGTGGTGACCATTGACAAATCATCCAGTGAGGTTCTGGCAATCCGGCGGAATTGGTTAGAGGACGACGAAAACAAGAACCAGCGCGAGCATTTTGTTCATTATCAGTACATTCCGGGGCTGGGATTCTACGGATTTGGCTTGGTGCACATGATTGGCGGGCTGAGCAAGACCGCAACATCCCTGATACGTCAATTAACGGACGCCGGCACGCTGGCCAACCTGCCCGGCGGCCTGAAAGCGCGTGGATTGCGCATAAAAGGCGACGATACACCGATTATGCCGGGTGAATTCCGTGATGTGGACGTACCATCAGGAACCATTCGGGACAATATCTCATTTCTGCCGTATAAAGAGCCATCCAACGTGCTGTACCAGCTTCTGGGCGACATTGTACGCGAGGGCAGGCGCTTTGCCTCCGCTGCAGACGTAAAAGCCTCTGACATGAATGGTGAGGCTCCTGTAGGCACCACGTTAGCCATTCTTGAGCGTGAAATGAAGGTCATGAGCGCGGTTCAGGCTCGGGTACACGCTGCCATGGGCAGGGAACTGCTGATTCTGGTTGGCATCATCAGGGATTACGGCCCGGAGCAGTACCCCTACGAGGTTGATGGTGATTTTACCGTCCGTGAGGATTTTGATGACCGCATAGATGTTATTCCGGTCAGCGACCCGAATTCAGGGACGATGGCGCAGCGCATCATGCAATACCAGGCGGCCCTGCAGTTATCCACCCAGGCGCCGCAGATGTACAACCTGCCGTTATTGCATCGCCAGATGCTGGAAGTACTGGGTATCAGCGATGCCGACAAGGTGGTGCCGACTGACGAGGATATGAAGCCGACTGACCCGGTGACCGAGAACATGAACATTCTCAACACCAAGCCGGTCAAGGCGTATTTGTACCAGGACCACGAGGCGCACATTCAAACCCACATGGCGATGGTGAAGCACCCGAAATTGATCGCCATTATGAAGGCCAATCCGATGGCCAAGACCATCCAGGCCGCCATGATGGCGCATATCAACGAGCATGTTGGCATGGCGTATCGCGACCAGATTGAAAAAGAACTGGGCGTACACATGCCCGGTCCCAATGAAGCACTGCCGGAAGACATTGAACTGCGACTGTCACGCTTGGTGGCCCCCGCTGCAGCACAGGTTACCGGCAAGGCCGAGAAGATGGAACAGGCCGAGAAGAACGCCAAACAGCAGGAAGACCCGATTATCCAGTTGCAGAAACGGGATATGGACATCAAGGAAGGCAAGGAAAAAGCCAAAAAGGACACCGACGACCAACGGATTGCGCTGGAGATGCAAAAGACCGACGACAAGAAAGAAGGCGACGACAAGCGCCATGAACTGGAAAAAACCAAGTTGGCAGTCAAGGTCGCTGGTGACATCAAGAAACACAAGGACGATGATTTCAAAACCGGCCTTGCACTGGCAGACCGCATCATAGACGCTGCAACACGGCCAACTAATGAGTAGCGGCGTTGATGACAATGCGCTGCTGATGCTGAAAAGCCTGATACGCATTCAGATGAATGACTATACTGATGCGCTGATACAGGGTGTTTGTGACGATTTCGCAGAATACAAATACCAGACCGGAATCATTCATGGCTTGGCTATAGCCGAGCGCGAACTTCTTGATTTGAACAAGAGAATCGAAGAAGCCTGACTCAATCCCGCTTAATCGCGGGTTTTTTATGAATCCGCCATATTTCATGGCGCACACGACTGCGGGCGTATTTCCGCATGCAAGGAAATCTAATGAACGAAGCATTAGCAAAGAAACTCATTTTTCCAGAAGTTGAAGACGCTGGTGGAAAAAAGAGTAACCCCGTTGCAAAACAACTCCCCGAACCCGCTGGCTACAAGATTCTGATTACACTGCCAGCCCCTGAAAAAGAAACCAGCGGCGGGATTATCAAAGCAGCGGAAACACTGAGGGTGGAAGAGGTCGGTTCGATTTGCGGCTTTGTCCTGAAGATGGGACCAGACGCTTATAAAGACCCCAAGCGATTCCCCGGTGACCCCTACTGCAAAGTGGGCGATTGGATTGTGATGCCGGCTTACAGCGGCACCAGGCTGCTTATTCACGGCGAGGAAATGAGGCTTATCTCCGATGACACGGTAGAGGCCGTGGTGCAAGACCCGCGAGGGATTATCAAAGCATGAGTACTCAAGCGGATACAGTGGTTGTTGATGACGAGCAGAAGCCTGCTATTGAGGAAGCCACACCCGAAGGTCGATTCTTTGGTATTACCACGACCATTGGCGAGGATGAACCTGAAGAGGTCGTTGCGAAGAAAGCAGAGCCGGTTGTTGATGCCAAACCCGAAGTTGATGACGAACTAGAGGACTACGGCGAAAAAGTCCAGAAGCGCATCAAGCACATGACCTGGGAAAAGGGTGAGGAAACCCGCCGGGCCGATGCGGCTGAAAAGCTACGTGATGAGGCTATAGATTTTGCCAAGCAACAGGTACACAGAAGCCAGCATCTTGAACAAGTCCTCAATGCCGGCGAGGCAAATCTGGTTGAACAGATTACTGCCCGAGCTGAATTGGCTGTTGAACAAGCCACCGCCAAATACGCCAAGGCGTTTGAGGACGGCGACACCACTGCGATTATTGAAGCGCAGAAAGAAATAATCAAGACACAGTTTGAGCAGCAAAAAGCAGGTGAGTACGAGGTCGGTTACAAACAACGCGCCGGCCAGTTTGCCGCTAACCAACAATTTGTCGCCAGGCAGCAACAGGCGCAATGGGCCGCACAACAGGCCGCACAACAGGCCGCACAACAAACGCCTGCCGTGCCGGAACCATCCCCTGAATCTGCCAAGTGGGCGAATGAAAACCCATGGTTCAGTGACGGCAAGCACTCAGATATGTCCGCGTTGGCTTATGGCATCCACGACCGATTGGTCAAGCAGGACGGATAC